TGTCCTGGAACCACTACCAATGGAGAACTGCAAGTATATCCGTCGTTGTTAGTTTCGCCTACCTTGGCTACAATTTCGTCGCCATTGACCAATTTGAATGCCACTATGTCGCCCGAGTCGTATGTTGTTTTATTGACTAACATTATATTTTTACCTTGTCCTTTATTTCTTCTTCAGTTAATTTTGATAATCCTGTATAACCACCTTCGACAAATAATTGTCCATTTAAATAAATTTGTGGCACGGTTCTATGACCTTCGTTGATAACAAATTCTCTGGCATCGACACTTTCATCAATTTTAATTTCCTCAAACTCAACGTCATATTTGCGTAGCAGAGCTTTGGTTCTGTCGCAAAAAGGGCAATGATTTTTTGAATAAACAGTTAACATCTTACAAACCTTTAAAATATTCTTTGATCCTCAACAGTTTACTGGCTATTAACTCTGATCCTGCAAATAGCGCAGGAATTTCTACACCGGCCAATATTTCGTTGTGCTGTGTAGGCTTTTCAACTGTTGATATATTAATAGTTATGAATTTAATATCATTGGCTTGTAAAAACTCAGCCGCTTCTTTACAGTCGGGGTGTGTGTCATTGATGTACAACGTGGCTATCATAAACTAAATCCTTTAAAGGTGTTGTTGTCTACGTCTTGCTTGGTGCCACCAATAACATAAGTGGTAATTTCTGTTTCTTGCGGTGCAACTTGTACCTCGGCACCAGCAATCCATTTTGCAGTCCAAGGCAACGGATTACTACCTGGCTTGATACCGCAGTTTAGACCAACGGCAGTCATTCGCTTGCAAGTTAGCCAGTCAACATAATCACACAGTAGTTGTGTATTCAGTCCAATCATTGATCCATCTTTGAACAAATATTTGGCCCATTCTTTTTCTTGTTGTGCGGCAGACAAAAACATTTCTTCGCACTCTTGCTTAGTTTCTTCTTTGATTTTAGCAAAGTCCTGGTCGTCGGTTGGCAATAGTTTAATTAACATCTGTGTACTGGCCAAATGTATGTTTTCATCTCTAGCAATCAATTTGATAATTTTAGCATTGCCTTCCATTTTCTTTAGTTCGGCAAATGCCCAAGAACAAGCAAAGCTCACGTAGAAACGAATACCTTCCAATGCGTTAACACTGTTAATGGCCAACCACATTTTCTTTTTAACATCGTACAAATCAACATTGATTGTTTTTCCGTTTACAGTATGTGTTCCGGGACCTAGTAGACGATACCAACTGTTGGCCTCAATCAATTGATCGTAGTATTTGCTAATGTCCTTGGCGCACTTCATGATTTCTTCAACGTCTGTTAATTCGTCGAATACCTTGCCAGGATCTGCATAGATATTTCTAATGATGTGTGTATAACTGCGGCTGTGTACTGTTTCACTAAAGGCCCAGGTCTCGATCCATGTTTCCAACTCAGGCAATGTTACCACCGGCAACAACGCCAGGTTTGGACTGCGGCCTTGAACACTGTCTAATAGAATTTGTCTTTTTAAATTACTAGTAAAAATATGTTGCTCATGATCTGTTAATTCTTTAAAATCTTTAGAATCACGTATTACATCAATTTCTTCTGGTCGCCAAAAAAAGCCAAGTTGTTTGTCAGTGAGTTTGTCAAATTGTTTATACTTTACACTTTCAAAACGTTGAATTCCGTTGCCTCCGCTGGGATCATAAAACGCTAAATTAGAGAGATGATTAATTTTATTAGTATTGAATACCGACATATTTTTCCTTATTTTTCAAAAACAATTTTTATATCGCCATCTGGACTGGCCCGTCCAAATGCGTTTGAATCAAAGCAGACAATCTTAAATTTGCCCTGATTAAATTTGTTAGGATCCGCATCCATTAGATCATAATCTTTTTTCAAGTCTAAATAAATTTTAGAGGATTTAAAGTCCTCTAAAAACTTAGTTGAATTCAATGGATTGATTCTAATCATTTTAAATTACACAACTATCGCAATCTTCTTGTGATTCAATACTTTGCAACGGCTCTGCATCTTTGGCAGACAATTTATCAATGTCAATCTCACCTTGGCCATCGTTGGTATTAAAATAGTAAAGCTGTTTAGTTCCATATTTGTAACACATTAACAGATGTTTAAGCATTTCGCTCATTGGAATCTTTTCATCTTCAAAGAAGCGAGGATTATATGAAGTATTAACACTAATACCTTGATCAATGTATTTCTGAAGTACTGCACACAACTTCAAATAACCTTCAGGTGATTCCTGGTCCCACAACAATTCGTATTTGTTTTTTAGTCTGCGATACTCAGGTACCACTTGTTTTAGCACACCATGCTTGCTCTGTTTAACAGAAATATAACTTCTAGGAGGTTCAATACCATTGGTAGCATTGCTGATCTGTGCAGAAGTCTCAGCAGGCATTAGCGCCATTAATGTGGCATTACGAATACCGTAGTTAAGAATCTGTTCTCTCAATGCTCTCCAAGGCATACGCTCTTGGTGCTCAACTAGTTCGTCAACTTCTCTCTTGCGTGTATCAACAGGCAATATACCATCGGCATATTTTAGTTCTTGCCATTTTTCGCAAGGCCCTTGTTCTCGAGCCAAGTCGGCGCTGGCCTTGATAAGATAGTAACTCCAGGCTTCGGCATACTCATCAACAATGGCCAGGGCCGCAGGGTCGCTGTAGCTAACTCCGTGCTTGGCTAGAAAGTAAGCAAAATTAATAATTCCGTTACCAATTGGTCTAAATTCTTTAGTGGCCAATTCTGCGGCCATCACAGGATAATTTTGATAACTCAATAGTGCGTCAAGGCCACGTACAGCCAATGTACACATACGTTCAAAATCTTTAGGTTCTTTTACATTGCCCCAATTTTGTGCGCTGAGAGTACATAGAGCAATACGACCATTTTCGTCTTTGACATCTTCCAATGGCACAGTTGGCAAATCAATTTCGCAACACAAGTTACTCATTTTAATTGGATGCATTTTTTCTTTAAACGGACTGTGTGTATTAGCGTGGTCTACGTTTTGCAAATAAACACGACCGGTATCTTTGCGCTCAGTGACAAATTTGCTAAACAGGTCAACTGCCTTGAAAGTTTTCTTACGAAGTTTTGTATTACGTTCGGCACGCTCGTACAACTCTTTAAACTTGTCTTGATCATTAAAGAATGCTTCGTACATTTCCGGCACATCATGGGGACTAAAACAGGTGATATCGCCTCCTGTGATTAGTCTTTCATACATTAATTTGTTAAATTGTACCCCGTAATCCATGTGACGTACACGATTGTCCTCTGTACCTTTGTTGTTTTTTAATACTAGTAAATCTTCAATCTCTAAATGCCAGAGTGGATAGTACGCTGTGGCAGCACCGTTGCGAACTCCTCCTTGGCTACAGCTACGTGTAGCGGCCTGAAACAATTTTAGAAAAGGGGTAATACCAGTGTGGTATGCATCTCCATTACGAATGGTGCTACCTAAGGCTCGAATACGACCAGTGCCAATTCCAATGCCGGCCTTTTGGCTAACATATTTCACAATACTGCTGGCAGTGGCATTGATGCTGTCAAGACTATCGTCTGTTTCAATTAACACACACGACGAAAATTGTTTTTGCGGAGTACGAACTCCGGCCATGACTGGGGTAGGTAAACTAATATCAAAATTGCTAACTGCATCATAATATTCTTTAACCCAATGTAAACGTGTTTCTTTTGGATAAGACATAAACAGTGTGGCGGCAATTAGCATGTAAGCCACTTGCGGAGTTTCGTACAACTCACTGGTGACACGATTTTGTACCAAGTACTTGCCGCGCCATTGTTCCATGGCAACATAAGTGAAATTTTCATCTCGCTTGTGTTTAATGTAATGATTCAAATCTTCAAATTCTTCTCGAGAATAATTCTCTAATAGTTCTTTTGTATAGTAACCTATGTCGACATTTCGTTTAACCAAGTCATACAAATGCCATGGGCTATAATCACCATATACTTGTTTATAAATGTGGTATGTTAATAGACGTCCTGCTACAAATTGATAGTTAGGAGTTTCTTCGCCAATTAAG